CATACTCATTAGCAACACCTTCTACAACAAAACCTCCGTCTGATAAATATAATCCAGATACAGATGGGCTTGTTAAAGTTTTATTTGTTAGTGTTTGAGCAGTTGTAAGATCTGCTGTAATACCAGTATTAATGCTAAATGAGTTACCAGTTAAAGTTAAACCGTTACCTGCTTGATATGTACCAGCACCAGAGAACTGTTCAAATATAATTGGGCTTGTTCCAACAGTTGTTACTACTGCTGTTTGCACCCATCCTGTATTTGAATATGTGCTACCAGAAGTAACGAATGTAAAGTCTCCTGGTACAATTTCTGTTGGTGTATCAAAGTCTGTTGCACGAACTGCGGCACCAGATGCTTGAACTACATAGATACCGTTTTGTGAAGTTGTTGACTGTGATTTAACAAGAACACGGTCACCAGCAACAAGTGTTACGCCATCTACTGTATCTCCTGCTTCAAGAGCAGTTGAAAGATCTACGTTGCCAGTTGTTGCTACACGAGAAGCAGCATGTACGTTTAATCCTTGTGCAACTGCGTCAACATATTGTTTTGTTGCTGCTTCAAGATTATTTACTGGATCTGCATTAAGAGTAACAGTTCCTGGGAATGTTACCGCATTTGGAAGTGAAAGTGTTACTGCTCCTGTTGAAGTTGATGCAGTAATTTGATTTGCAGTTCCTGCAATACTTGAAACTCCACCTGATGCATTAAATGAAAGCGATCCTGCCTCATCATTATAAGTAATTGTAATATTTGTTTGTGTACCAGCGGCAATTGCTGCTGCTACTGCGTCTACAGAAGCCTCTGTAAAATCTGTAACATTTCCAGAAGTTACTGAAATTGTATTGCTTGTAGAACTAATTGTTTTATTAGTTAATGTTTGAGTACCGCTTGTTGTTGCTACAGTTGAGTCGATTGCAACTGTAACTGCTGAAGAACCATCATAAGATGTTCCAGACAAGCCTGTACCAATTGTCAAAGCATTTGGATTTACTGCAGTAATTGTTGCAGATCCACCTAGTGAAATTGCTGATCCGTTTACTGTAACAGATGAATTTGTTAAAGAAGTATTAGCAATGTTTGTTAGTGTGTTAGATGTACCAGAAATTGTTTTATTTGAAAGAGTTTGTGTACCAGTCTCTGTCACATATCCAGTTAGTGATGGGATATCAGAAGTAAGAGCGACTGTACCTGTTGCTGCAGGAAGTGTAAGTGTACCACTTGCTGTGTTTGCTGCAACAATTGTTGTATGTCCAGTTGTTCCTCCATTAATATTAAGTGAAGTATTAATAAATGGACCAGAAAGTGTAGGTGTATTTTGTAGAATTACTATGTTACCAGAACCAGAGTATGAAGAAATTCCATTTCCTTGAATCTGTAATACGTTTCCTGTTGCACCTGTATTAAATGTTTTATTTGTAAATGTATCTGTAGTATCTTTACCAACAAGAGTTGTTGTTGCATTTGGAAGTGTTACAGTTACATCTTGTGTTGGCTCTGTGACAAGGAGTGTTGTCTCAAAATCATCTGGGGTTGCACCCTCAAAAATAATTCTATCTGAAAATGTTGGTGTTGCAGATACAGCAGCATCAATTACACCTGTTGAATCATTATATGTAAATGTGATACCTGTTTGGGTACCGTTTGTAAACATCGCTGCAGTTGTATCTTGCAGGAATTCTGTGCTTGCCTCTGTTAAAACGTTAGAGCCATTAACGGTAGCAGATGATCCTTCTACTACCAGCCCGTTTTTAATTCGGAAGGCTTTGTCGACTGTAGCCATTCTTTACTCCTTATGGGTCATGCTTTCAAACCTGTACGGTAGTACCGCAAGGTCATCGGCGTTAGTGTTGGTGTCACCGTCATGCTAATTGTACCAGAATTTAAACTGGCAGTGATATTACCTACATTATTGCCAGTGTTAGCAACTGAGGCAAATTCTGTAATATTTTGATTAGTGCCATCAAAAACAAGGTTTATTTCAGTACTTCTATAAGAACTAGAACCAGCATGTGATAATTGAATCATATACTTTATAGTTCTCCAGATAGATGTATCTATTGTGTCAAATACTGTTGCTGATTCTATACCGTTGATTGTTACGGAGTTATTTCCGTCCCCTCCCAAAGAATCTGCACGGTATGAAGTAGTATCAATAAGATCTGCATAGTCCTGCCCATTAGGTCTATCGCCAGTCTCAAACTTTGATTTTAATTGATTTATGGGTAGGATTGCCATATTAGTGATTATATCATAAAATGTAGTTATTAAAACCTATGACTGCTATGCCAATTGGGGCGGGATTTGAAGGAGAATATCCACCAATATCAATTGTTTGAAATCTTACTCTAAATGGCATAACTGTTGCAACATCACATAAAACATTAGATAATGTTTCATATGCTGTATCACAACATTGGTCTGTAGAAATAATCTCAGATATAGGATTATCTATTGTATTGAATTGTACTATTGGCATTATTCAGTAACGCTATCAATCATTGTCATAGTACCCTGTGCTACCGTCCAAACTGAGGCGGGAGAGGTAGTTGACATTTGAATATCAAAGCGATCTCCTGTACTAAGCAATGCTGATTCTACAGCAGTTAAAGAAACTGTAAATTCTCCAGGACCATCATCTGGTGTTGCTCCAGGAGATAACTCTACAACTGGAACACTTGTATTAGGTGGAACAATATCCATTTCAATTGTCCACTCTGCAATATCTAATGGATTTTTATCATTATCTGTTACATAAACTCTAAATGAGGCTGTGTCGCCTTTTACAACTGTCCAAGTTACAGTTGGTGGTTCATAACCAACTGAATATGATTGAGATCCATAACCTCTATATTGTGCCATTATGCTAACCCTGCTTTCATTGATCCCCATGTGCCGTTGCCTTTAAATGATCCTACAAGAATAGTTCCATTAAGATTTGCTTTTGAAACAACACCCACTACACCAGAATTTGTTTCAGCAGTAATTGGTTGAGTTGCTGTAAGTCCACCAGAACTTCCAACATACAGTGTATCTCCGACGGTATATGTAGAAGTATCAACTCCAGTAAATACACCAGATATAACTACAACTCCATCACTACCATTTCCAATTGCAGATTGTGCTAATCCAATTACAGGAAATGTTGCTAAATTACTTGCTTGAGATTTTGTAACTTCTGGTTTTCCACTTGTAGAATTATATGAAGAAATATAAACAGGATCTGCTTTATTTATTGTTACACCGCTATCATTTGTAACTTCAATAGTGTGATATGGTAAACCAATTGTAGGTAAAATAACCTCAATACGCTCTGCTAATGACTGAATATCCCCAGCAACATCTACTGGATCAGAATTAACTGGATATGGTAAATCATAAATTGTGGTTTCGCCAGACGCCATAGTTATTATATTATAGCATCTCCAAACAGTTGACAAAATATATTTTTTTGTGTTATACTAGGTGTTAAGAACACCATAGTTTATGGTGTTTTTGCATTTTAGGAGGAAAACTTGACAAAACATAAAATGCTTGTGGGGATGTTCAGTACTGTGTTTGTATTAGTCTCTATTTTAGGGTCTATACCTTCTCATGCTGATCAAAACAATTTATCTAAACAGGGGCTGAATTTGCTTGCCACCCATCCGGTGGCTTTTCTGCTTTCTGAGGATAAAAATGAAAAAATACTAAACAAGTATGAAAATGCGACAAGTTTGACTGACAGCCAGTTGGTTGAATTACTTAAGGCAGTAGGGTTTGAAGGAAAGGCTTTAAGAACTGCTTGGGCAGTTGCTAAGGCTGAGTCCAACGGACGACCATTTGCCTTCAACGGAAACACCAAGACTGGAGATTCCTCTTATGGTATCTTTCAGATTAATATGCTTGGGGCTTTAGGTCCAGACAGACTGGATAAGTTTGATCTTGATTTAAATGCTGAATTATTTAGTCCAGTTGTAAGTGCTCAAATTGCATACCGCATGACAAAAGGCGGTATTGATTGGAGTTCCTGGTCATCTCATAATACAGGTGCCATAAACAAATGGCTAAATAAATTCCCTAATCAATAATTTGGGAAAATAAAAATACCCCCTGGGATAAAACCTAGGGGGTTATTTTTTTATATTAATTATTCAACTATTTGCCAATTAAGATCATCTTCTACCCATTTATATGTTTGTCCATCTGATGGATATGGGGTAGGTGGATTCCATAAACAAGTTGTTTCATCTAATACCCATGAATTATATGGTTTTGGCGGTATAAAAGCATCCCGTGCTTCATCATATGTATAGCCAATACCTGCATAGTTTTTACGTATATTTCCATTATATGATGTACGCTTACAAGTTTTACCTCTAAAGTTTGCATACCAAATTTCAGGATTTAATCCTTCAATTAATTCATTTTCATCTATACCTTTTATAACTTCTACAACAATGTTATTATTATTTAAAAAAGCGTAGTGTGCCATTATGCCCAACTCACCGTCCCTGTGCCTGCTGTGATTGT